ATACATACAAAATTGTAAAGGCAGAGATTGAAAGAGTGTGAGGAGTTTCCAACATAATATTGGGGGCTTTTTTTTAGCAATGTTTTGTAACTACCATTATACCAATAAATGCAATTAAAAATCAACTAAAAATCAAAGACTTATGTTATTACAGGTAAATTTTATTGGTAAATGGTGGTTAAAAAATAATCATCATTATGTGTGGACTACTTGCAAGAAATTGGTAAACACTCGATCTGGTAAATTAGTAAAAAAAACTACCAATGGCCAAGGTGTAAAAATAGGGTATTACATAGATCGTAAATTTATAAAATGCGAGGATTTAATTAATCAATTAGAATTGATTCCAATTGCGTTGTTTACATTGAGTTAACTATCTTTATAGCATAAAAACCGTGAAAAATGAATAATCAAAACGCTGCAGATAATTACAGAAATAAAATTTTGGCGCAGTCTGCAGAATTAATGCAGCAATTAGCAACCAATTCTGGATTCTTTAAATATTACTACAAAGTTTTACCTAATTTTAAAAGTCAACAGGCAGCGTTTATTATTGTTAATCAGTTGTATTATTTGCTTTTTGGTGAAGAGAAATATAATTCTTTTGATGGTTTTCGAAAAGCAAAAAACAGGGATTTAAAAAACTAAACTATGAATTTAGAAAATAAAAAAGAAGCGTTGGTAATAGATTTTTTTTTAACCAACAAAAACAATACATCCGCAGAAATTGCAAAAGTATTTGATTTAAGTTTATGGACCATAAATAATATTTTAGACAAATATTTTAAAACAAAAACGATCAATGAATAACAATATCAAAATAATTTTAGTAATAATCTGCACATTTACTGCAGCGTTATTTACTTCTTTGTTGTTAGAACTTAAATTGTTTCAAGTGCCAGAGCGCAGAATTTTAATAAATGCATTTATATTAATACAGCTTTATTTAGGCTTTATTATTTTCAAATCAATGATTTCTATCAAAAAATAAAATTGCGGACAATTGTCCCAAACAAAACGCTTCTAATGCATAATCTTTACACCATACAAAAGCGGTGTTTATGTTATTTGAAGCGTTACAGTCTAATTATCAACAAAGATCAGCATCTATCAGTAATGGTGGGTTTCTTTCTGGATTCTTTGGCGGTACAGGTGCCACTACTAAAAACGGTACACCTGTTTCAAATTCATCTGCATTAACACTTTCTGCGTTTTATAACGGAATTACCATTCTTTGCAATGATTACGCAAAGCTTCCTAAGCATGTTGTTCAAAAAACAGCCGGTAATACAAATAGACTTTCTTCACATCCTGTTGATTACATCATAAACGAGAAACCTAACCAATACATGAATGCGTTTGGTTTTGATTCTATTTTAATGAAATGCGCTATTTTAAAAGGTAATGGATATGCAGAAAAGGTTTTAAATCCGTTTACAGGTAAAGTGGCTTCATTGCAATTTATTAACGAAAACACTACACCTGTAACTGTAAAGAAATTTGAAAACAAATTGTTTTATCATTTTGATGGAAAAGTATTAGCTGCAGAAAACATTTTACATTACAGATCTTTATATTCAGATAATGGTATTACAGGCATTGGTGTAGTTAGTTATGCGGCAAAATCTTTAGGTGTTGCATTGTCAAGTCAAGAATTTGCAGAAGAATATTATGCATCAAAAGGTATTGGTACCGGTATCGTTACATCATCAAAAGATTTAGACAAAGATGCAAAAAGTAGAATATCGTCTGCATTATCTTCTTCTTTATCAGATCAAAAATCTTTTAAAATTGCGGTTATAGATGAAGCGCAATCTTTTCAGCATATAAAACTATCGCCACAAGAAGCAATGTTTTTAGAAACTAATAAACATGCTATTGGCGAGGTTGCTCGTTGGTTAAATATACCAACGTATAAATTAAAAGATACAGAAAATCAAAATAATTCTAACATGGAAAACCAAAGCATTAGCCATGTTTCTGATAGCATTCTGCCTTGGGCCTTAATTAATCAGCAAGAATATAATTCTAAACTATTTACTGCATCAGAACGAAACTCTGGCATACGTGTGCAGTTTAATATAAATAGTTTGTTGCAAGCGGATAAAAAAACCCAGGCAGATTTTTATATGAAGATGATCTATTCTGGAACTATGACAAGAAACGAAGTTCGAATTTTAGAAAACTTAAATAAAATTGATGGTTTAGACGAACCATTGACACCGGTTAATATGCAAACACAAGAACAAATTAACAAGCAATTAACAGCAACATAAAATGAGTAAAGAAGTACAGAATCAAGTAGTAACCAGAAGTGCATTTGTAGGCAATACAACTGCAGAAATGTTAGAAAATAGACAAGTAGAATTTGTTATTTCTAGTGAAGCTGTAGATAGTTATAGAACTGTTTTTAAAATGGATGGTTGGGATTTAAACAGATACGCATCAAATCCTATTGTTGCATATCAGCATAGAGCAGGATCAGATAATCCAGACGATATTATTGGTACATCAACAGTAAGAATAGAAGGTGATAAATTGATTGGTGTGGTAACTTTTGAAGAAGCGGATGTGAATCCAAAAGCAGAAAAAGTATTTAGAAAAATACAGGCAGGAACTTTAAAAATGGCAAGCATTGGTGCAAGGCCATCAGAATACAGATTTGGTGATGAAACCAAAGGCGAAGATAAAGATGTACTGTATTTTACCAGACAAGAATTATTAGAATGGTCCGTGGTTTCTATAGGGTCAAATCCAGATGCGCACAAACGAAATGCGCAAACAATTGAAGAAATAAGACAAACAATTATTGCAGAAATTCCTGTTATAATTGATCAAGAAATAAAAGGAAAAAGTGTTCAAGAAGCACAAATAATGATTAATAAAAATAGAGTTTAAAAATGAGAAATTCAGTAGAATTAAAACAAGAACGTGCTTCTAAAATAGATGCGCAAGAAGCTATTGCAAAGGCAGTAGTAAACAGAAGTTTTAATGCAGAAGAAACCACAAGGTTTGATGCATTGCAAACAGAAATTGATGGTTTAAACATCGATATCACAAGATCAGAAAAATTTGAAGTTTCACAAGCAGCAAGATCTGCAGCAGGTGTTACAGTTAGTGATGCAGTTGTAATTGATGCGCCAAGAGCGGTTAAAACTTTTTCTTTGTTAAGAGCATTAAGAAGTTTGGCAAAAGGGCAAGAATTACATGCAGATGATGCAGAAGTACATGCAATGGCACAAGAAGAAATGCGTGCATCTGGTTTAGAATTACCAGAAGGAAATGCAATTTCTATACCAACAGGTGTATTAAGAGCGCAATCGGTAACAGGTGATTCTGGTGCAAAAGGTGGTGCATTAGTAGCATCTACACCAATGCTAGTAAGACCTTTACAGCCTGTATTGGCAATTGAAAGTTTAGGTGTAAATATTATGAGCGGTTTAGTTGGTGATGTTCCATTACCTACTTCTGGCGCATTTACATTTGCTTATGGTTCTGAAACTGCTACAACTGCAGGTACAGACATTGGTTTTTCTGGTCCTACTTTAAAGCCAAAACGTTGTTCTGGTGTTGTTGATATTTCTAAGAAATTACTGGCACAAACTTCTTTTTCTGTAGAAGATTATATTATTGAGCAAATAAATATTGCATATGGTAACGCTGTTACTTTAGCGGCATTAAATGGTTCTGGCGAAGCACCGATTGGTTTATATACTTTAATTACTACAAACATTAACACAACTGTTGGTGCGTTAACAGATGCAACAGCATTGGCATTAGAAGGTTTGGTTGATGCTGCAGATGGTACAAACGTAAAACGTGCGTATTTAGCAGATCCAAAAGTAAAATCAAAAGCAAAAGGTACGTTTGTAGATGCAGGTTCTGGTGTAAGATTATCAGATGGTACTTCTTTAAACAGTTACCCATTTATTTCTACAACGTTAATGCCAACTTTAAACAGTGGTGCAGCGCATCCAATTATTTTTGGAGATTGGAATCAGTTAACTGTAGGTTATTGGGATTCTGTATCAATTATAGTTGATCCTTATACACAAGCAGCTTCTGGAAAAGTAAGATTAATTATTGAAGGTTTTTCTGATATCGCAGTTACAAACGAAAAAGCGTTTGCAATTAACAAAGTGTTATCAGTTTAAAAATATAGTGTTTTTATAGTGATTTGATTTATTGGTTGATTTAAAGGGCCTGTTTAGTCAGCAGGCCTTTTTTTTAAAAAAGAAAGATGGCAAAAAAGAAAGTAGAAGTTTTAGATGTTAAGATTTTAGTGGCAGTTGCAGGTGTTTATAAGTTGTCTGCAAGTGTTGGTGATGTAGTTTCATATCCAATAGCGTTAGCAATGGAATTGGTAGAAAATAAGTATGCAGAAATTATAAAATAATAGCAATGGCGTTTGTAACAGAATTAACATATACATCACCAGAAATAATATCACTTGCAAGGGCTAAGAAGCAATTGCAGTTAGAAAGTGATTTTACAGAAGATGATGCTTTAATTTCTGATTATATAGATGCGGCAATTAGTCAAGCAGAAAACTATATAAATACAGAAATTTCAGAAAAGAAATTTGATGTAAAAGGCACATCAATAAATGATGTTTTGGCTTTTAATCAGCAAAAAATTACAAGTGTAGATTTGTTTACTTACAAAGATTTAAACGGTACAAATCAAACAATTGCAGCAACAGATTATTCTTTGCAAAGCGTTGATAAATACGAAAACAAAATTGTTTTTAACGATGATTTTGTGTATCCAGAAATAAAAGCATTTGATCCTGCAGCGGTTAACCTACAAGTTACTGTTGGTTTTTCGGTTGGTAAAGTGCCAAAGGCGATACAAAAAGCATTGTTGTTAATGGTTACAGATAGTTATGAGTTTAGAAACGATACCGTAAAAGAAAAAAGTACAGCATCAGAAAACGCATTGCATCCTTATAAAAGATTTTAATGAAACAGCAGTTGGTAAACAGTTTAAGGTACAGAATTTCTATTGTAAAGATGGTAAAAATTACATCTGCAACAGGTTCGCCAACAGAAACAGAACAAGAAATTAAAAGCTGTAGAGCAAATTTAATTGAGGTTTCTGGTAGTGAAGATGAAGAAGGTAAAGTTCGTTCTTTGTTTTCAACCATTTTTATCATAAGATATGATGATCGTTTTATAAAAGGGAAGGCAAACGCAATGTTTGTAAAAGATGCAGATGGTTTTAAATATAATATTATTTCTGTTGTAGAAAAACAAGTTAAAAAGTATTTACAAATTAATACTATTAGACGTGAGTAAATCATTAGTTGAAATACAAGGGTTTGCGGAATTGCAGAATAGATTAAAAAGTTTACCAGATAAAGTTAAAAGATCCGAGGTTTTAAAAATATTAGGTCAAGCCGCAAATACAACAGTAAAAGCAGCAAAAAGATTAGCACCTGTATCAAAGAAGCCGCACATACAAAAGCGCAAAGGGCAAAGATTTGGTATTTATATTACACCCGGTAATTTAAGTAAAAGTATTGGTAAAAAAACAATGTCAAGATCTAGAGTGCCAATGTTGGTTGTAAGGGCCAGAAGTCATAAAAAGAACGATGGTTGGTATGGTCGGCAAATGATTATAAGAGGTACAAAAAAGATTGAATCTAATCCTTTTATAGATAAAGCATTTGAAGAAACAAAAGGTAAAGTGGCTGCAGAAGCAGAACAAAAAGTGGCAAAATATATACAAAAACGAATTAATAAATTAAATTAATGTTAGTAGAAAAGGCAACACAAGTATATTCAGATTTAAGCAGTTTTACTGCCTTAACTTCTTTGTTAACCAATGGTGCAGATTCTATTAGGCCATTAATTGCAGAATCAGAAGATGGTGATTCTTTTATAACGTACATGATTAAGTTTGAAAACTTTGCAAGTAAAGACAGGGCAACAGATTTTCAAGTAATTGTGCAAAGTTGGGCCACAGATTACAATGATAGTTTGGCAATTGCAGATCAAGTTGAAGCAGCTTTTGGTGCATCAAGTAATTTTTATAAATATCTATCTGCAAACGCAAATTTTAACGAACAATTAGAAATTTATACAGAACAAATATTTAACATTAAAAAATAAAGATTATGGCTTTCGATTACAAAGGATCAGCAATGCGTATCAAACTTGGTACAAAAACAATTATGCACGAAATTGATTTTAGTTATGGTGCATCAACAGAATTTCAAGAACTAGCTTCTAAAGATGTAGAAAATGCAGTAAATGCAGGTAAATCTACTTTTAGTTTATCTGGTAACGGATATGCAGATAATTCTGCAGCATCTGCACAAGAAGATATTATATCAATGTTTGCGTGGCGTGCTGCTAAAACATCAAAAGCATTTGAAATTTCTGATGGTGTTTCTGGTAATTTATCTTTATCTGGTACAGCGTATCTAGAAAATATAGAAATTCAAGGTACTTTAAATGAAGTTGTAACGTATTCTTTTACTTTAAAAGTAACTACTGCAACAGAAGGAACTACAGCTTAAAAAATTAAAAATTCAGTTGGCCGGAAATTCCGGCCAACTGAATTTCATTAAAACAACTATAAATCAAAAGACAATGAAGATTACAATTAATAAAAAAAACTATGCTGTAAAGTTTGGTTTTGGTGCTTTGAAAATTCTATGTAAAAAATGGAATGAAAAAACAATTGGTGGTTTAGATAAACATTTTCAAAAATTAAATTTTGGCGATGGTAAAGAACCAGAATTGGACCAATGGGATTTAATAGGTGATTTGGCTTTGAGTGGTTTAGAGTACGCAAATAAAGATATTTCTTTTACTTCTGATGAAATTGTTGATGTGCTTTTTGCGCAGCCAGACAAGTTAACGGAATTAATAGAATTATTTGCAGCTTCTGCGCCAAAGAACGAAAAACCAGATCCAGAAAGTAGGGGAAAGTAGAAGGTGATCAGCAAAATGTAGATTTAACTTTTGATGATTACGAAGAGTTATGTGGCGAAGTTGGTTTACAGATTAAAGAACTCTATAAATTAACACTTAGGCAGTTTCATAATTTTGTAAAAGGTTTTAGAACTAAAGAAGAAGAAGCATTTAAGCTAAAGTTGATATTAAATAGGGATTTAGAATTTGCGATTGTTAGTCCTTATTTAGATAAAAAATCTAAGATAAAAAACAGCACAGATTACAAAACTTTTTATTGGGAAGTTGAAACCCCAGAAAAAGAAAGAGTTTTTAAAACCCCAGAACAGTTAGCTGCTATTTGGCAGAAAAAACAAACAGAAAAAGAATAAGCAATTGGCAAGTTTAGCGAATATTAATATAAAGTTTTCGGCAGATTTAAAGGAGTTTTCAACTTCTATGCAGAATGCAACTAGATCCATGGAAAAAATGGGTGCTAAGTTAAAAGATGTTGGTAAAACTTTATCGATTGGTTTAACTGCGCCAATTGTTGGTTTGGGTGTTATAGCTGTAAAGACTTTTACAGATTTTGAACAATCAATGGCAAAAGTGGCAGCGGTTTCTGGTGCTTCTGTTGGTGCTTTAAAAGCATTAAATCAATCTGCTTTAGATTTAGGTGCATCTACAAGATACACTTCTGCGCAGGTTGCAGAATTACAGTTAAATTATTCCAAACTAGGGTTTTCACCAGATGAAATTTTAAAAGTTACATCTGCAACGTTAGATTTAGCGTTGGCAACAGGTGAAGATTTAGCAACATCTGCAACAGTTGCTGCATCTACATTGCGTGCTTTTGGTTTAGAAGCAGAAGAAATGCAAAGAGTTGTTGATGTAATGGCAAAATCTTTTTCTTCTTCTGCTTTAGATTTAGAGAAATTTCAAACAGCCATGGGTGATTTAGCACCTGTTGCAAAAAATGCTGGTGTTAGTATTGAAGAAGCAACTTCTTATTTATCAATTTTAGTAGATCGAGGGGTTAATGCATCAACTGCAGGAACAGGTTTAAGAAATATTTTTTTAGATTTAGCCGGTACAGGTGAGAGTTTGGAATCTGCAATGAATAGTATTGCAACATCCACTAATAAAAACAAAGCTGCATTTGATGCATTTGGTAAACGTGGGGCAGTAGTTGCTGCGATTATGGCAGATAATTCTGCAGAAGCAAAAGAGTTAGAAAAGGCATACATTGGTTCTGCAGGTGCTGCAAAAGCAATGGCAAAGATTGTTGGTACTACCTTGGAAGGTGCAATGTTAGAAATGAAATCGGCAATTGAAGGAGCTGCAATTGCATTGGGTCAAGAATTGGCACCATACATTAAACAGGCTGCAAATTTTGCGGCTGGTTTAGCAA